TGAGGCCGCATGGTCCGACGCGTGGCTACCTCGCGGCACGCTTGTACGGTTCCAACGCGCGCAGCTACTACGCGAAGATTTGGCGACGTCTACGACGGCGGCGGTTGCGCTGAAAAATGCGGGCATAGCCGCGGTAGAGGAAGCGCGCGTATTGGTGGGCCTACCGCCCAACGCGCCCGGCGCGCTCGGCACGGGCGCCGACATGTCGGGTACGGCGACGGCCTCGCCCGACGACCCCAACGCGCCGGATTTGCCCGAGGGCGAAAGCGGCGGCGACGACACGGGAGGTAACTAGCCAATGGACCCAAACGAGATACGCACCTACGCGACCGTGCTAGAGCTACGCGACGCGCAAGCCGTAGGCGCGTCCGGCCCGTACAAGTACCTAGAGGGCCGCGCCGTGCCGTATGACACATGGGGCGACGTCGGTTGGTTCCTAGAGCAGCACGCCGCCGATAGTTTCAAACAATCGACGCGCGCCGGTAGCGGCCAACGGTTGCCGCTCTTGCTCTTTCACGACAACCGCTCTTTTCCGATTGGCTCGGCCGACAAATGGACGCACGACGGCGGCCTAACGGGCGTATGGCGGCTTAACGATTCCGAGGACGCGCAACGCGCCGCCAAAATGGCAAACGACGGCGACCTACGCGGCATGTCCGTTGGATTCCAACCCATTCGCTCGGCATGGGACTACGTAGAGGATTGGGCGCCCGAGCTTGGGCCGGAACACAAGGACCGTGTTACGCGCCAAGAGTCGCGGCTATTGGAGGTTTCGCTAACGCCGACGCCGGTTTTTACCGACGCCGAGGTAGTGCTTGTGCGCTCGGCGCTTGCCGTCGATTCTCGGGCCGAGGGCGCGCCCGAGCCGAAAAAATCCGACGTAGAGGCTTGGCGCGAGGTTGTGGACGGTTTACGCTCGCGATAGCGACTAACCGCGGCCGGTTCATCTTGTGGCCGTCCCGAGGCCAGGCACGCACATTGCGCCGCCTACCTCGTGGGCACCATTCGGGTAACCGTGCGCCCTGCATTTGTGGCGAACGGAACACGACCCGAAAGGTAGGCCGACATGCCTAACGCCGTACTTGAATCCTTGCGCGAGCAGCGCGCCGAGCAAATCGCGACGATGGACGCGATTTTGGCGGGCGTAGAAAATCGCGACCTCGTAGACGCCGAGCGCGGCATCCTTGACGCCGCACGCGAGCGCATTACGAATATCGACGCCCAAATAACGCCGCTGGAAGATTTTGAAAACTTGCGGGCGGCCCATACCGAAACGGTAAGCCGTCTGCCACAACCGACCGGCACGCCCGCCGAGCCGCGGCGGCTGGACACGGTAGAGCGCGGTTGCGGCTACGCCACGGCGGGCGCGTTCCTCGTGGACTACATACGAGCCAACGGCTACGCCGACCCGCAACGCGTACGCGACGACGCCGCAATGGCACGCGTGCAAGCGGCCTACCAAGTGAGGGCCGACCAAACAACCGCCGACACGCCGGGCCTTTTGCCCGTGCCGATTATCGGAACCGTCGTTAGCCTTATCGACGCAAACCGCCCGCTTATTACGAGCTTGGGCGGCGCTCGTGGCCTCGGCGGCATACCGGGCACGACGTTTAACCGGCCGAAAGTGACCCAACACACAACGGTAGGGACGCAAGCGGCGGAAAAGACGGCGCTACCGTCGCAGAAAATGACCATTGCCAACGTGCCGTTTACAAAGGCGACGTACGGCGGTTACGTGGACATTTCCCGGCAGGACATGGATTGGTCTAGCCCGAGCGCGTGGGACATTCTCGTACGCGACCTCGCACAGGTCTACGCCGTGCAAACCGAAACCGCGACGGCGGCGGCGTTTGTGACGGCGGCCACGGGAACCAAACCGCCCGCCTTGCCCGCGGCGCCCGTGCTGGCCGATTGGGCCAAGGGGCTTTACACGGCGGCCATGCATAGCTATTCGGCCGCAAAGACGATGCCCGACCGGATTTGGTGCTCGCTTGACGTTTGGGCCGCGCTCGGCTCGCTCGTGGATACCCAACGCGTCGTTTTCCCGCCTGACTATTCGACGCCCGGCGTAGACGCGAGCCAACCGTCCGGCTTTGACGTTGGCGGTAACGCGGGCCTTGCCGATTTTCGCGGCGACGTCCTCGGCCTGCCGCGTATCGTCGTACCGACCGCGCCCGCGAAAACGTGCATTGTCGGGCCGTCGTCCATGTACGAGGTTTACGAGGAAGTAATCGGCCTACTGTCGGTTGTCGAACCGTCGATTCTCGGCGTACAGGTTGCCTACGGCGGCTATCTGGCCGAGGGGTCTATGGCCGCTACCGGCTTTGTAGCTCTTGACCTGTCCGCGGTTACGAGCCTGCCGACAATGGCCGAGGCCGACGAGGCCGAGGCCGAGGGCGCCGAGCAGACGCCCGCCCGCCGCGGCAACGGCGGCGCTAAGTAAGGCGGCGGCGTAGCAATGGCGGCCGGTTGGCCGAAACTTGCCGACGTTCGGACGTTCCTACGGTTGCAACCTGACGCAACCGAGGACACGGTAATAGACAACGCCCGTACGGCCGCCATTGACTACGGCGTACAACGCACGGCGCTACGCACGTACACAACCAACGCGGACGGCACGGTAACGGTTACGTACGAGTCGCCGTGGCCGAGCGATACAACCACCCTGCCGGACGCGCTGTTTAACGCGGCGCTAATCGACAGCGCGCACCTATACCGCCGCCGCGATTCCATCGACGGTACCGTTGCATGGGGCGACATGGGCGCTATTCGCGTGTCGTCAAAGCACGACCCCGACGCCGAAACGGCCTATGCGCTTTACGCGCCGTTGGTTTTCGGATGACGTGGCGCCGCGAGACTTTTTCGGCGGCGTTGGCCGATGCGCTGGAAACCGCGGCGGCGGCCATGCCGAGCGGCGCGCCAACCGTGTTTAGCCAACCGCCGTTAACGCTTAACGCGCCCGCCGTCGTCGTCGGGCGCCCGGCCGAGGTTGTTTACGGCACGGGCGGCCTCGGCGTGGACATGGCGACCATTCCCGTTATCTGTCTTGGGCCGTTAGACGGTAGCGACGTCGTAGACGAGCTAATCGCGTTTGTGCGTGGCGTCGTAGACGGCGACGCACAACTAGGCGGCCTCGTGCAAATGGTGCACGCGCCGAGCGAAAGAAACTGGCGCTCGGTACGCATTGGCGGCGCGGATTTTCTAGCGGCCGACGTACAACTAGCGGCACAAATGTAGGAAAGGACAAACATGACAACCGCAACGGCAACAAAAGGCAACGGCGGCAACGGCGGCGCGCCGCCCGAGGTAGAGGCAATGGCAACGGGCGACCCGCCCGACAGCACGGCCCAACCGCTAATCCTCAATAACGCTTATTTTGAGCTAACCGGCGTCAACCTCCGATGCTTGGTTAAGCACCTAGAGGTAAGCGCGGAAAATAAGCCGGTAACGGTTACGACGTTGTGCGCGGAACAGGACTACCCCGGCGTCGTCAAGTATCACCTAAAAATCACGTTTCAACAGTCATTCGACCCAAACGCGACCTACCAAACGCTGGCCGCCGCGTTGGCCGCGTACCAAGCGAGCGGCACGCCCGCAAACTTTAAGGCTCGGCCGTACGCGTCACGCGTGGCCGCGGCGAATAACCCGATTATTTCGGGCTACGCCATTCCGCAACCGTTTGACCTAATCGTGGGCGACGCGGGCACGGCGTCGGAGGTACCTATCGACTGGATTTTGACCGGCCCGCCGACCGTGGACACGGGCGCGGTAGCGGCCACGGGCGCAACCGCGGGCATGCCCGGTTTCTTTACGCCGTCCGGCGCCACGGTTCCGGGCAACCTCGCCGCGCTTACCGGCATTACGGCGGCGCCCGCTACGGCGTGGACAACCGGCCAGTACGTCATAACCGCCGACCTCTTGGCTAACCATTGGTCCGGCTCGGCATGGGCCGCGGGCAAGGCGTAGACATGTTTACGACAACGCAAATCGTCATTTTGCTCATAGAGGTTGGCGTAATCGCCGCGGTGTCCTTGCTTACGTTGCTCGGCGTCGGGCGTAAGTAATGGCGGCGCCAACCGTCGCCGTCGTCGGCATGTCGGCGCTACGCCGTGACGCCAAACGGCTTACCGGCGACGCCGGGCCGCTTAACGCCAAGCTACGGGACGCCGGACGGCAAGCGGCCGAGCCGGTAGCGGCGGCCACACGCGAAACCGTGCCACGCGACAGCGGCACGCTAGAGGGAACGGTACGCGTCACGGCCTCTAAAACGGGCGCCGCCGTGCGTATGGGCTATGCCCGTGTGCCGTATGCCGGGCCTGTCGATTTCGGCGGTTGGCCCGAGGGCCGCGAGTACGAGGCAGGCGGGCGCTACCTGTTCCCCGCCGCGCAATCGCTGGCGGAAAAGGCGGCGGCGCTCTACGCCACGGCCACACAAAAGGCCATAGACGGCTTTGCATGGACTAACGAGGGAAATACGCCACATGACTAGCGAGATATACGACGACGACGCGCCGACGCAAACCTACGACGTAAGCGCCAACGTGCCATTGCCCGAGCTTGTGACGGTTAGCCAAGCGTTTAGCTCGCGCCTGCCGTCGCAACGCGTTTTAGACATGCTGCAAAAGGCCGAGGGCGGCGCCGATTTTGGCGAGCTTGCCCAAACGCAACCGTTCCGCATTGTGGCATTTCGCGCGCTCTTGCGCGATTTTCCCGACCGTGACCCGGCGAGCCTATGGGCGCATGCGTACGACGTGGAGGTAGAGGTAACGGACGTAAACCCTACGAGCGCGAGCTACACGACGCCCGCGCCCGGTTTTGCCGATACTGGCGGTTAGCGCCCGAGGCCGTGGACGCGTTAAGCGATGAAATGTGGGCGGCAATGGTTCGCCTAATGCAAGCCGAGGCCGCGGAAATACAACGGCTCGCGGCTAAGAGGTAACCATGTCCGGCCCGTCGATAATGGTCCGCGTCCTTGGCGACGTAACCGGCCTCGGTAAATCGTTTGACGGCGCGGCGAGCAAGGGCCAGGGCGCCGCGGCGAAAATGCACAGCGCGTTTAGCGGCGTGCTCGGCACGCTTAACCAAACCGGCGTCCTCGGGCCGTTCGGTACGGCGCTATCGGGCTTAGATTCCTCGCTCAGTAGCGTTACCGGCCACGCCAAAGAGCTAGGCCCGGTAATGATGGGCACGGGCGCCGCCGTGGCGGGCGTTGGGATTGCGCTATCGGCGCTTGGGTCAAAGGACCAAGCGGCCCACCAACAACTACAAGCGGCCGTAGCGAATACCGGCCAAAGCTACGACACTTACGCGGCCCGCGTAGAGGCCGCCATAAAGACACAAGAGCATTTCGGTACGACGGCCGATACAACGCAAGACGCGTTACGCGTGCTTGTGCAAGCGACCGGCTCGCCAAAGACGGCGCTAGACGACCTCGGCGTTGCGGCCGACCTCGCGGCGGCCAAGCACGAGGATTTGACGACGGCGGCCACGCAACTAGCTAAGGCCTCGCAAGGCTCGGGCCGCATCCTAAAAGAGTTTGGGCTAACGGCTAAGGACGCCAGCGGGCACACAAAGACGGCGGCCGTAATCACGGCCGAGCTTGGCGCCAAGCTCAAAGGCGAAGCCGCGGCGGGCGCGGACACGTTCGGCGGCAAGTTAAAAGCGATGAAAGCGCAAATAACCGACCAGGTAAGTCAATTCGGGCAAAAGTACGGCCCGGCGCTTACCGCGGCCGGTTCGGTTATGGCGGGCCTCGGCGCCGCCACACAAGTAGCGAGCGCCGCGCAAGCCGTGTTTAACGCGGTCATGGACGCCAACCCGGTTATTTTGGTTGTCCTCGCTATCGCCGCGCTCGTGGGCGGTTTCATTCTGCTCTACACGCATAGCAAAGCGTTCCGCGACGCGATACAAGACGTCGGCAAGGTCGCGACGGCCGCGTTTAATTTCATTATCGACGCGGCGAAAAAGGTTTGGGATTGGATTAGCAATAACTGGCCGCTGTTGCTCGGCATCATAACCGGCCCATTCGGCTTGGCGGTTTATTTCGTCGTCAAGTATTGGAACGACATTTGGGGTTTCCTGTCGGGCATACCCGCGCAAATCGCCGCGCTCGCGTTGGACATGTGGCATTGGATTAGCGACGAGTTTAATAACGTGGTCGCCGCGGTTGGCGCTATCTGGAACGCGTTTTGGGGTGTGTTCCTCGCCATACCCGGCGCGATAGCGGCCGTGGCGTCGGGCATGTGGACCGCGATTTCCGCGTGGTTCAGCTTTCAGATTGCAATCGTGGTCGGTATCTGGAATGCGTTTTGGGGATTCTTTAGCGGCCTACCGGGACAGGTCGCGAGCGTTGCGGCGTCGCTATGGTCCGGCATTAGCGCCGCGTTTAGCGCCGTGCTCGGCGCCGTGCAAGGTGCGTGGGGCACGTTTTGGGGTTGGCTAACGGGCATACCGGGCGCGATGGGCGGCATTTTTGACCACATGTGGGACGGCATCGTTAACGCGTTTAAGGGCGTCATTAATGAGGTAATCCGCGGTTGGAATAGCTTGCACTTTACGACGCCGAGCGTAGACCTGTTCGGTATTCACACGCCGAGTGTGACTATCGGCGTGCCGCAAATCCCAACGCTTGCCGCGGGCGGCCTTATGACGTCCTCGGGCCTTGTGTTCGCGCATGCGGGCGAGGTAATCACGCCCGCGCCGGTTGCGGCGGCGGCCAGGACCGGCCCGGCCGTCGTCGTACAAGAGGCACACTTTCACGAGGACGTAGACCTAAACACGTTTCTCTTACGCGCCGCATGGGTCGCAAGGACGCGCGGGCTATGACGTGCATTCGCTCGGCGTGGCTCGTGCTCGGCGCGTTGTCGCTAGAGCTAGAGGACCAAAGCAACGGTTACGTATGTGAATCGTTAGACCTCGGGTATCCGGCGCCGCGTGCGGTTAGCGACAACCTGCCGGACCAAGACGGCGCCGTAGACCGTACGCAATACATGGGACCGCGTACCGTTACCGCCAGCGTGCACGCGCTAACGGGCGCGGGCGCCCAAATCGACGCCGTAGCGGCGGCGTTCGCGCCGTACATGGTCCCGAGCGCCCGGCCCGTATTGCACTACGTACTAGACCGGCCCGGCGCGGCCGAGCGCACGCTAACGCTTAGGCCCGCTAACTACGATTGGCCCATCGCTGGCGACCAAGAGCGCGTAATAGCGTTGCAATGGGTCGCGCCCGACCCCATTTTGCGCGACCCGGCCGTAAATACGGCTACGGCGTGGTCCGGCGCTACGGGCGGCGCTGGCGGGCGTACGTACAACCTGACGTTTCCGAGGACGTATCCGAGCGGCGGCGGCCCGGCTATTACGGCCACGATTAGCACGGCGGGCGACCTGCCGGTACGCCCGCTCTTGCGTATCTATGGCCCGATAACTACGCCCGTAGTCACCTTTACCCGACAGTCCGATAGCGCCGTCGTCGGCCGCGTGCCGTTTGTAAGCGGTTACCAAATCGTGCAAGGCCATTACGTAGAGGTAGACACGGCCAAGCACACGGCGTACCTAGACGGCGACCGTAGCCAAAGCGTGCTAAACGCGGTCAACTGGCTAAACCTACGTTGGCCCGTACTGCCGATAGCGCCCGATAGCTCGCGTATGGCGCTATCGGGCGACCCCTCGGGCCTCGTGACGTCGGGCATAACCCAAGTGCAAGCAACGTGGCAGGACGGTTACCTGACATGACGGCGCTACTTGACGCGCCCGCACCATTGGCCGCGCCCGGCACCTATCCCGTGCCGCCCGGCCGTGGCCGCTGGCGTTTCACATTGCATAGGCGCGTATTTACGTCGTCGTCTACGTACGAGGCTGCGCTATTGGCCGAGCTAACCGGCGCCCGAGGGCGGCGGCTAGAGCAGACATGGAACGCGCCCGCCTTGCTTACGTTCACTCTTGACGGCCACGACGCCGAGGCCGCGCTAATACAAGAGCTTCAGCACGACGTCATAGCGTGGCGATGGGACGACACAACCGGCGCCGATAGGCCCGTATTCCGCGGCGTTGTCGGCCAAGCCGAGGACCAACTAACAACCGAACAGCACACGGTCAAGTTTACGTGTCACGACTATTTCGCAATGATGGGGCGACGGTTCCTAACGGCCACGTACGCGGTTACGGCTACCGACCAGGACGACATAACGAACGGCTTGCTTGTGCGCGGTATCGCGTTTGCCGCAAGCTCGGGCGGCTTTGCGTTTGCGCCCGGCTCGTACCTGCCGCTTAACGCGCAAAACGTAAACCCTGACGGCACGCCGCGGGCCGCCAAATCGGGCACGCTACGCGACCGCACCTATTTTGGGCAACAAGGCATAGCCACGGCGATAACCGACCTCGCGGCGGTACAGGGCGGTTTTGACTTTGACGTATTGCCTATGGGCATGCCGGACCAGGAAACCGACGCGTTGCGCGTGTTCTATCCGCGCCAGGGCGTCACGCGTACCGCGCCCGTGTTGGAGTATGGCGGAAGCGTGGCGACCGTGACGCGGGCGCTTAACAGCGATAGCTACGGTAACTACGTCCGCACGCTTGGCAACAACGCCACGGCCGACCCCAACGCCGCGCAATACATAGGCGAGGCCTATAACGCCGACGCGTCCGGCGTTGTCGTCGGGCTTTGGGAGTATGCCGACAACGCCGCCGACGTAACCCTGGCGGGCACGTTGGGCCAACAAGCGAACGGCGCGCTTGCTTATTACGGCGTTCTCGTGCCGAGCTACACGCTTACCCTTGCGCCCGGCTTTTTTTACGCGGGCATGTTCAACATGGGCGACACGTTGCCGCTAGTCATCATGTCGGGCCGCTTACAGGTGAATACGCCCGTGCGTGTCGTCGGCATGTCCTACGACATAAACGACGACGGCGACGAGGACGTAGGCGTAACGCTCGGGCGCCCGACACCCCATCTAAGCGACCTAATCGGCCGCAACGCGGCCGACGTTGCCGCCCTAGCTAGGAGGTAGAACGTGACACGCTACGCGCCACTATGGCAACAGGCCAACGCTTACCCGGCCTCGTTAGACCGCGCCCTACTGCTCGCCCTATGGCCTCGTGGCGGCGCCACGGGCGCGGCGCCCGCCGCCGTCGCGAACACAATGAACGTGTCAATACCGCCCGGTACGGCGGCCGTGCCGTTGCAAGCCGGGCAGGGTGCGGCCGTATGCACATGGGACGCGGCCGAGGTTGTGACGTTGGCCGCCGCGCCGCCGTCCGGCCAAAGCCGTATAGACCTCGTGGTAGCGCAAGTGCGAGACAACGCCATAGACGGCGGCGCCAATAACGATTTTGTGTTTGCCGCGGTAGCCGGTACGGCCGCGGCGTCAAACCCGGCCGCGCCCGCGGTACCGACAAACGCGTACGTCATGTGTCAAGTGCTCGTGCCCGGCGCGGCGGCCAACCTCAACACCGCGACGATTACCGACCGGCGCGCGCAACTGAGCTACCAATCCGGCATTTGGACGCCAACATGGACCGCGGCAGGCGGGCCGCCCGGTATCGGCAATGGGTCATTGGTCGGTAAGTGGACCGTTATCGGGAACGAATGTTTTATTCACATAATGCTCACGTTCGGCTCAACGTCGAACGGCAGTAACGGCTCCTACAATTTCGGCGCGCCGTTTCCGGCCGCGCCGTCTACGGCGGGCTTTCCGAACGAATACGAACTAGTCGCAAAGCTTTTCACGCCAGCAACGGCGGCAAACTGGTTGGGTACGGTCGGAATAGCGCCGGGTAGCACTACCCTCGCGCCGAGCTTTCCCGTTGCGGCGGGCAATGTCCAAATGCAAGCGATGCGCAACGCCGACGGCACGAACACGGTCGGTACCGGCATACCGGCGATTCCCGGCAGCTACACGTTAACGAATGGCGGCAACCTGATTATAACCGGCGCCTATCCCATCGCGTAAACGAAAGGACACACAACCATGTCAGACACAAGCGGCCAGGAATGGCCCGAACCGGCCGAGCAACCGGCCGAGGAACCGGCACACGAGGGCGCCGAGGGCGACGCGCCCGAGGGCGAGCACGAGGACGACGGCGACAATGGCGCTTAAACGCGTTGCCATACCGTCGCCTAACTATTCGGGCCGCGGTAGCTCGGTTCGCTTGGTTGTATTGCACACGGCCGAGGGCGCCTTGACCTACCAAAGCCTCGGCGCCTATTTCCAAAACCCGGCCTCGGGCGTGTCCTCGCACGTTGGCATAGACGACACGCGCGGCGAGGTTGGCGAGTACGTCCGGCCCGATTGGAAAGCGTGGACGCAAGGCAACGCCAACCCTTATTCGGTAGCGGCCGAGCTATGCGCGTTTGCGGCATGGACAACGCCCGAATGGGACCGGCATCCGGCCATGCTTACCAACGCCGCCGAGTGGGTAGCCGAGGAATGCGCCCGCTTTGGTATCCCGTGCCGCAAGCTAACGGCGGCGCAAGCGCAAGGCGGCCAAGCGGGCGTGTGCCAGCACGTAGACCTAGGCGCCGCGGGCGGCGGGCATTGGGATTGCGGGCCGGGTTTTCCCATAGACGACGTAATAGCAATGGCCGCGGGCGGCACGCGCCCGAGCGAGCCGGAAAGCGAGGACAACATGGTATTAGCCGACGCCGAAACGGGCGGCTATTGGGTCGCGTTTAAGGACGGCGCCGTACACGCGTACAAGGGCGCGCCGTACCTCGGCAACGCGATGGAACACCTACAAGGCCATTCGGTTATCGGTATCGCCGCGCATCCTCGCGGCGGCTACACGCTGGCGTCAGATTTCGGCAACAAAGATATTCGGTTTTTCGAGTACCCGCGCTAGTGCCAGGTTGGGCGATTGCCGACGCCGGGCTGGCCGTGGTGCTGGCGTTCGTCCTCGGCGTTGTGTTCGTCCTCGTACGTGTGGTAACCGGCTCGTGGTCAGGACGGCGCGGCAACGGCCGCCACGATGCGCCGTAAGGCCCGCAAAGCGCGGGCGTGGCGGTTAGTGCCTCGGAGCGACCAGGGAAAACGCCGCGGCCCGTAAATGGGAACTACCCGCGTAGAGGTTTCAAAGCCTCGGGCGTTGTGCCATACGGGCGGCGGCGCGTCGGTAACCCTACATAAAAAGGACTAGACCCGCCATGCTCGCGTTAGGTAGAGGCCGAGGACGGCGAGCAACGCGCACGTTGCTTGCACGGCGCCCGGAAAGTATTGGCCCGCGTACATATCGGGCGGAAACAACAGGGCGAACATGGTTAGAGAAAAAGCGAACAGGCCGCGAGCTAGGCGGCGGCCCTGCTCGGTAGAAAGTGCCACGGCTAAAGCGCGCCGTCCTCGTCGGGACCATATGCGCCCGGTAGGACCACGATTAACGGTTGCGGTGGGTCCATAGCGGCGCGTAGCTCGTTGGCCCGCTCTACGCATTGCGGGCAAAGCGGCTGGCGCACGCCGCCTACGACGATGGACGGCACACGCGTAGGCGAAAACTCCATGACGTTGCCGCACGCCCAACACGGGCCGAGCGCGAGGTACGGCATTATTTATCTCTAGCCGACATGCCCGGTAATCGTGGCCGTCCATGCGGCTTTGCCATTGGACAAATGTACGACTAGCTCGCCGCGTTCGTCTAACGCCAACGCTCGCACGGTAAGCACGGCGCCTAGTTGGGGATGCGTTACGCCCGCGTCCTCGCGCTCTACGGCGGCCTTACGCGCGGCCTTGGCCTTGACGCGAAACCGCATGGCGCCATTCGTGCCCGGCATGGTTTCATGTTCCACCTTGTACCCGGCCGTCTTTAGGGTTTTGGTGATTTGGGAGAGGTTGGACGCGCTGGCGCCCGATTCCTCTAGCTCGGCCGCCGTGACCCATTCGCCCCTAAGCATGCGCGAGCCGAAAACCGACGCCGTAGACGTGCCCGGCTTGCGTTGCCAGCGTTCCACCGTGGCCGCGGCGCTCTCGTGTGTTTGGTTTCCCATTTAGCGTGTTCCTCCCGTTACGGCCGCCAACATGTTTTCCTCATTTGCGTACACGTTGGCGCGGCGCATTACCTCTACGCGTACGTCGGCCGCCGTTACCTCGGTAGGCCAATGGATTTTGTATTCCTCGGCCGTCTTGTAGGCGGGCGCGAAACGCTCGCCCGTGTCGGCGTCCCATCTATCTATGCGTACCGATTCACACCGGACACATTCCAAGCGGCGGCGCGTTTCGCCCGCTTGCTTGTAAAACCCGATTACCTCCCAAATGTGGCCGAGGTTGCCGCGGCGGCATAGCAAATAATCGGCGTCATAACGACGCAAGGCCCGTGCCGTATCGGCTTGGGCCTCGCGTGCGCTCTTATTGTTTGTCCCCCCTCGGGCCGCCATATCACGCGGCTCCGTAGAGCGCGTTTATATGGACGGCCTCGGCCTCGCCCGCCACGGGCTTTATCTTGTGGGCGTAGACACGTAACACGGTTTCTATTTTGTCGCCAAGTATGGCGGCGACCTTTTGCGGCGTTACGTCCGCGTCGAGTAGGTGGCTCGTGAACGTGTGCCGTAGCTCGTGGGGATGCGGCGCCCGTTCCTCGGCGCCAACCGTTATGCCGACCTCGGCACACAAGGCCTTTAGCGTGTCTATTAGGTTCCGCTCGGTTACATGCGGCGAGCGGGCGATACCGGGGAATACGTAGGCCTCGGCGTTGCGTTGGTTTAGGCCCGCGAGCTTGGCGGCCTCGCGGATAACGCCGAGCGCGGGCGCCGACAAGTGCAAAACGCGCTTGCCCGTGGGCGTCTTGGCCTTGTCGATACGCAAGGTGCGGGCGTCCATGTCCACGCGACCCCATTGCAAGCCGTAGGCCTCGCCCGGCCGCATGCCCGTAGTTAGCGCCAACGCGACGACAAGCGCCGCGGGAGTGCCGTTGGCACGGGCGGCCTTGAAAAGCCGTTGGCATTCCTCGGCGCTGAGCGCGTGGCGTAGCTCGGCCGCTCGGGCGTGTCCCGGTTCGGCAACGTCGGCCGGGTTAGGTGCTGGCGCATGGCCTCGCCGTATGGCCTCGTCGTAGGCGCGGGCTAAGAGGTTGCGTACGTCACGGCACGAGGCCGCCGACCAGGCCCGGCGCTCTACGTCGATACCGTGCGCGCGGGCGGCTAAAAACGTTTCTACGTCCTCGGGCGTAAGCGCCCGTAGGTTGCGCTCGCCTAGTGCTCGCGTGATTTCCGCCGCCGACCAAGCCTCGCGGCGCTTAGACGCGGCGCTAAGGCCCGTACCGTGCCGTCCTTTGCGGTTGCCCACGACGGTTTCGCGCCAGTAGGCCAACCATGTGCCGACAGTCCACGCGCGGCGCCCGCCCGTAGGTGGCCGGGCCGGGCCGGTTGTGCTCGTGGCGGCCTCGGCCGCCATGACCCGCGCCCGAGCTAGGGCGACGGTTCGTTTATCGGTTACGACGCGCTCGCTACGGCGGCGGCCGTCCGGCATGGTCACGACGACGCGGTAGACGTCCTCGCCGTTTGGGCCTCGGCGGCTTTTGTCGCGGTAGACCGTTCCGGCGCCGTTGGCGGCTTTGGTCCTGCTCTTGCGTGGCATTGCTCGTGTCCTTTCGGGGGCGCGCGTGGGCGCGATTGTTGGGTGCAACGGATTAGTTTACCCAGCTACACCTAGCTACACCTAGCTACATAAAAAACCCTGGTCAAAAGGCCGCCGATGCCGTGACCAGGGCCGCGCTATTCATGCACGGGAAACACGGGCCGAGCTAAACCCCTGGTCCTCGTGCCTATGGGCGCGTTATGGGTGCAACGGGCCGGTAACCCGGTTGGGCGGTTGACGGCGTAACAACGCGGGCGTAAAAAGGCGGCTAGGTGCTTGCTCGCCGTTGGCTAGGTGTGGCCCACGACAAGCGAGCGCCCAACGCACGCACATAGCGGCCGAGCGCCACCAGGGACGGCGCCGTAGGTAGTCGGGCATATGTCGGGCGTCGGTGGAAAGGACGACGTAACGACGTAGAGGGGGGCACGAGTGCCCAAACCTAAAGCCGCGGCGAAGCCGCGGGAACGCATGGCGTACCGCACGAGCGAGGCCGCGGAAATGCTCGGCGTGTCGCGCTGGACCGTTACCCGCCTTGTCGCGATGGGCGAGCTTGACGGCGTACGTTTGCCGCCGCCGTCCGGCAGTAAGGGCGTAGGGCGCTTGCTCATACCGGCCGCGAGCTTGGCCCGTTTCCTAGAGCGCAACGCCGTTGTCAGGAATGCGGGCTAAATGGCCGCCGCCGACACGCCGACAACGGCAGTAGACGTGTTAACCGGCGAGCTAGTGCCAGCACGGCCCGCCGAGCCTGTCGCGCTAACGCCCGCGCAAGCTCGGGAAAAGGCCGATTGGGTCCGCGAAATGCAACGCGCCGTCTTAACCGAGGGCGAGGATTACGGCCGCATAGCCGGAACCGAGCGCCCAACGCTCTTTAAGAGCGGCGCCGAAATGTTGCTACTTGCCGCGGGCCTCGGGTTTAACCAAATCCGCGTAGACGACGACGATTACCGCGAGCACCGCGGCGTTACGTACCGTTGCGAGATACACCGCGGCGACATTCTGGCGGCCGTGTGCGAGGCCTACGCCGGTTACGACGAAAACCGATTCCGCTACCGCGGCGGCGGTAAAGCGCCGTGGAACACCTTGCTAAAAATGGCCCAAAAGCGGGCGCTAGTCGGCGCCACGCTTAACGCCGTTGCGGCAAGCGGCCTCTTTGTGGCCGACGTAGAACCGGGCGAGGACGACCAACCGGCGCGCCGTACGCCCGACACAACTACGCCGCCATGTGACGACGACGCGGTAGCGCCCGCAAGTGCTGGCGAGGGAAAACCGGACACGGGCGCTACCGCGCGTAGTGGTGCCGACGCGGCCATAGCCGAGCGCGTCGGCAAGCTCGGGCCGGACGCGCGCAAGGCATGGGACGCGTACATAGAAAACTGGCCCGCGCCGCCGTGGTCGCCGGGTGTGCAAAAGCAAGCAAACCGATTTCTTGACGGCCTAGAGGCCGACCGATGAACGCGGCGGGCGACAAATCCCGCGCCGTCGTCGTAACCGAACGCACTACCTACGCGTACGTTACGACGGCGGCCGGGCCGGGGAGCGCCGCGGCGCATGTTCCGCCGAGTGCCGCCGCGGCGCCCCTGTCATTTAACGAACTATTGGCCGACCTCTTGCGGCGTGCTGGCGTACGCGTAAGCCGTGCCTAGTGGCCGCGGTTGTGTGTCCCGCGTGTGGCGCGTCCTTAGAGCTACGGCTACCGCCGAGCGATTCCGAGGAACGGCGGCGCGAATGGGAGGACGCCGAGGCCGAGGCCTTGCTACGCGAAGCGACGCACGCCGAGCCGAGGAACGGCGAACCGTGAGCTACGAGGCCATGCGCGCCGTTATGGACGCCCGCGACACGGGCGCCATAGACGGCGGCCCTACGTTGCTTGTCGGCCTCGTGCTGGCATCCGGCGCCGCCCGGCGCTCGGGCGAGGCAACGGCCAGCGCGCGGCGTTTGGCGGCCCGTTGCGGCCTGTCCAATACGACGACCGGCCGAGCCGTGCAAGAGCTAACCGCCGCGGGCGTCGTAGAGCCGAGCAACCGCGGTGGCAGGGCGGCGACGCGGTACCGTTTCGCGTTACCCACACGGGACGCAAAACCTGTTGACAACGGGCCGCCAGCGTTACCCGAGCGGGACACAAGCGAGGATTTAGCGTTACCCGAGCGGGACACTACGCCGGACGTTGCGTTACCCGAGCGGAACGCAAACGTGCCTAGCGTGGCGTCCGAAACCGTAACCGAGCCTCGCGCGATAGAGATACCCGCGCGCCCGCATGCGGCTAAGGAACAACAACAACCCCCTACGGGGGTAGTTGTTGCTGTTCCTGTTCAAAACTTGGGACACAACGCCGAGGTTTCGGCCGCCGCCGCGGCGCAAGCTCGCTACGCCGCCGAGCTAACCGACCCGGCCGACATTCCGGCCCGTGTGGCCGAGCTACGGGCCGCCGCCGACGCCGAGCCGGACCCGCCGACGCCGCCCGAGGACGACGAGCTACCCGAGGGCGTCGTACCGCCCGAGGCCGTGGACGGCTACGTCGCTG